TGGAAAGATTGAGTAAAGATTCTGGGGGTGGTTTATCGCTGTAAGTTCCCCAGTATACAAACCAATTGTAAGTACAGGTGCCAAGTTTTTAATAATAGAGGAAACGGTAACCTCAGGTGGATTTGCTACTATAATTTTGCCTCCGCTAACTCGTTCCTTAGTCTTACGATCAAGAATTCCCTGCACCCTAAAGGTTTCTACAACTCTAGGAGGATTCTATATTACACTTAATGCTTATTGCGTCCTAAAATTAGACGGATTAGAATTAACTGGAAACAATATTTACATAGAAAGTAGTGTCTCAGTCACAACGATTGAGACAATTTTAACTCAGGGATAGGGGTAATTATGATTACATTAGATGAAGTACGTCCATTATCATTTGCAATAGACACAGTAGACGTTTCAGGTTCGTCTGTAGAACTTGGTGCCACTACATTGGCCGCGCTTGAAAACATTACTGTAGATGGAACTGTTGAGCTAGGTGCAACCACCCTTGCTGCTCTTGAGAGTGTCACAGTTCAAAACGGAGCTGGTGCCAGTGCAGTAAATATTCAAGACGGTGGAAATTCTATCACTGTAGACGGTACTGTTGAATTAGGGGCAACCTCATTAGCTGCTCTTGAGACAATCACTACTATTGAAGGTGGATTTGCAAATTGGAAAGCAACAGCACACGCAGTGTCTACTACAGCTTCTCAAATTGCATCTACTCCTCTGACTGGAAGAGTAAGTATTACTCTCCAAAATCTTGGATCAGCGGATGTGTATATTGGTTCTACAAACGCAGTAACTGCAATTACTGGAACTAAACTTGCAAAATTCTCTTCATTCTCAGAAAAATTATCAGATGGTGCAGCTATTTGGGTTTTATCTGCAGCGGGAAGTGCTGACCTTAGAGTCTCAGAATTTGCTATATAGGAATTTTTTAAATGTCCACTTTTAGTGATTTAACTCCAGACAATACAATTTCAGGGGGCACCACAGGTGCCTCTATTGGTAATAATGGTGACAGATTAAAGGTTGATGCCAATATCGAATCAACTTCTTTGCAACAACCATCATACGATGCCTTTGGAAGAATAAGAACATCTAGTGTTCATGTCATGTTTGAATCTTCATTTAGATATGATTTACAATTAGAACTCTGGTCATCGATTACTACAAATGGCGCAACGGTTTCTCATGAATCTAATAAGTGCGCTGTGGTTTTGGCAACAACATCAACTGTTGGATCAAGTGCTATTTATCAAACTCGTGGATATTTTAAATATGGCCCAGCTAGATCATCAATAGTATTCATGTCATTTAACCTAAAAGGTAGCGTACCTGGTCAAACGAAAAGAATTGGTCAGTTTGATGCGTTAAATGGTTATTTCTTAGAGCTGTCTGGTGGCACTGCCTATGTTGTTATTAGATCAAAAATATCTGGGTCTGTTGTTGATACAAAAATTGCACAAGCAGACTGGAATATTGATAAACTAAATGGGACTGGAGAAAGCGGAATTACGATTGATTTTACAAAACAAAACATTCTTGAGTTTGACTATCAATGGCTAGGGTCTGGCTCGGTTAGGTTTGGCTTCTCAATTGGTGGAGTGGCATATATTTGTCACAGATTCAGCAATGCAAATATAAATGAAACAATGTATTCGCAAACGGCAACATTGCCAATGCGTGTAGAGATATCGACTCAAACCTCATCGTCATCTACAATTGAATTTGCCTGTTGTAGCGTGGGAATTGAGGGAGAGCAGATAAATCAAGGACAGCTAAGAAACGTAAGCTCGGGAGAGGCTGTAAGTAATTTTTCTGAATCGGGTGATAGGCGTTCGATCCTTTCGATAAGAAAAAAATCAACAAACCTGGAAATTCCAGTAGTAGACATCAACACAAGCGTTTTTCCTAATTCGTCCGATAAGTTTTTAGTAGAGTTAGTTAAAAATGGAACAGTGACAGGTGGAACTTGGGTGGATGTCTCTGGATTTTGTCAGGTGAACAGAACATCAACTGATTTTTCCGGTGGCTTAGCTTTGACCGCTAGCTATGTTGCTGGTGGAAGCGGCGCGGTTAACTCATCTGGACTTTTAAACCTAAGAGAGGCTCTCAATACAAGTCTAGGATCTGATCTTAGTGGAAACTCTGAGATATTTTCAATTGTTGTTACAGCTCTATCAAACACATCCAGTATATTTGGTTCTATGAACTATAAGGAATTGTCATGATTAAAATATCTTGGTTAGAATTTAAGTCATTACTTTTATCAAAGAAAATATCTATTACGTTTGTTACTACTACTGAGAGCTATAAATTATTTATATCGCTCGAGAGTATTATTTTTAATTGTAATCTCTTTAGAGATGGCGGAGTAGATGTTATTGACTTCGAAACTAATTACAAATCTTATGGTAATAAGTTTAATGGGATAATAAGTAGTCCGTTCTCCTCTAAAAACATAGATGGCAAGGGACTATTTAAAAGAGTTCACGGAATTCAAAAAGAGTGCCTTGTCGGAGAGAATATATTTACGTTTGTTATTCCCTACACTCAATGCAAAATAACCGAGATTGAAATTATTGGGGCCTCTAACTGTGACAGAGTTGAGCTGGAAGTCTACGATAATCCCTCGGGAACCATTTCAGGAATACCAAATAGACTTTTAAATCAGTTTGGATTTATGGTCAATGTATCAAAAGATTACTACTCACAAAAGTCTGAATACGATGCGGACATGATAAAAGACATGATGATCGAGGTTCATGTTTACTCGTCGATAGTCGGGATAATTGGAATTAATTTTAACTTAAATGAATTAAAATAGGTCTATTATGACATGGAAAAATAAAACATTACTCGTCACGCTATCAATACCAATGTTGATTATATTTATATTTATATATGATGCAATCGCTATTCATTATGGCGGTACAGAGTCAAGTATTTCAAGCTTGCTAATAACCTCTGCTTACGAGATGCCATTTATGGTATTTTGTTTTGGTTTATTTGTCGGAATACTGTCCGGTCATTTGTTTTGGAGAATGAGAACAAACAAAGATACTAAAAAAATAGGCGTGTAGCATGAGAATATTTTATAAAACTGGTTCTATAGTAAGTGAGCTAACAAACAAGCTAAACAAGTATAAGTCTGGAGTAGACGTTCTTTCTATTACGTCTAGTGATGCAATTTATATCGCATCTGATTTCCCCCTTAATAGCTTATATGTAAAGATGGGCACAGTGGTCAATGCCATTACCTCTATAATGAGCATTAATTATTGGTCGGGAATGGGTTGGGTTAACACTGTAAACTTGAACGACTACACGGACGGATTTAAGACTTCTGGCTTTATAGAATTTACTCCTGACCGTTTAGTCTCATGGGGAATGTCTAACAGTAATAGTGCAGGACAATTCATACCAGAACTTTCAACCATTACGGTTTATGATAAATACTGGACAAGGATTACATTCGGGACAACTTTAACAGCTTCAATCGAACTATCTTGGATTGGGAACTTGTTCTCAGACGATGAGGATTTATTCTCTGAGTATCCAGTTTTTAATGATGCGAACTTTCTTGCAAGCTTTGAGTCAGGAAAAACTAATTGGCAGGAGCAACATGCAAGGGCAGCGGAATTAATAATTTCTGATCTTATAAGAAAAAAAGTCATTATCGGAAGGGAGCAAATTCTCGATAGAAGAAAATTTATTGATGCTTCTATTTGCAAAGTAGCCGAGATTATTTACACCGCATTTGGGAATGATTACATCGAGCAAAGAAAGATAGCAAAAGAAGAATACTCAAAGAGACTTGATTTAAGCCAATATAATATCGATACTAATAATAATGCCATTGCAGATTATAGAGATATTGTATCCTCTCAAGGTTGGATGAGTAGATGAGTGACGTAAGTACTATTTATGATGCCATTATAACAAAGGTTAATACTTTATTTCCCAGTAAGGCAAGGATCCATAATCCTTATGAGCTATCAGACAACCCAGAATTAATTACAAAAGATAGTTGGGGTTTAAAAGTAGGAACATGTGAAATAGTAGAAATGGAATTTTGTAATCTTTCTTCTAAGAGAGAATATTCTATTTTGCTTATTAGGCAATTCGCTACTGTGGGAAACAAAGAAGATGCCTTTGATGCTGTTTCAAAGTTAGTTCTTGAAGACCAACAAACATTAATGAATAATTTATATTCTCCGACTGAATTAGAGCAGAATTTAATCATAGATCAAATTGAACTTAACAGTGTAAGTGGAATTGAATTTACTCAAAACAATCAAAAAAAGTACCTATACTGTGAAATAGCATTTAGAATTACAAACAGCGTAAAAGTTATATAAGGAGCGAGTATGACAGTTGGATTAGCAAGAGCATCTACATATGCAATCAAAAAAGAAACTACTGTAGGCGAGTACATCGCTCCTACCGTTGGAACTGACTTTGTTCCATTAAGACCAAAAAATGATTTAAGCTTTAAGCCAGAGATTTTAGAATCAGACGAAATTGCAAATGATATTGGCGCAGTTAAAGGAAATATTGGAAAGAAGTCAGTAACAGGTTCTCACTCTGCTTACTTAAAACATTCTGGTATTGAAGGAACAGAACCTGATCTTGGTTTATTTTATGAATCTTTATTTGGTTCAAAAGTTATCGCAGGGACTGAGTACTCTACCGATGCAAGCTCAACAACTACAATTGTAAAGGTTGGTGTTGGTGTTGGTGTAAACTTTCAAGCTGGACAAGTTCTTCTTTTAAAAGACTCTGTAAACGGATACTCAATTAGAAACGTAGCTTCAGTTTCTGGAGATGATATTACATTAAACTTTAAACTTACCACGGCTCCAGCGGCTTCGGTTAAGCTTGGAAAGTGTATTCTATATGTTCCAGTTTCTACAGGTCACCCAACTTTCTCAGTTACAAAATATCTAGGAAATGGATTTGCAATTGAATCCGCTTCTGGAAACACTGTTACGGATGTAACTATTAAATCAGACGCTAATAAATTTGGTGAAGTTGATATCAGTTTTGAAGGAACTAGTTACTTGTACAACCCAATTCAAATTACTGCCTCTTCTAAATATATCGATTTTATCGATGATCAAGGAACTCAAGTAGCAATCGTTCCAGTGATGACATATGCAAATCCAATTGAATTAGCAAATGCAATTAACCTAGCATTGCACTCAGCATCTACTGAAACATTTACTTGTACTTATGATAACGTAACTGGAAAGTTCTCAATTGCTAGTGCCTCGGTAATCTTCTCTTTATTATTCTCAACGGGAACAAACGTAGCTAATAGTATTAAATCTAAAATTGGTTTTGCTGCTACTGACTTAACAGGTTCTAGCACATACACATCTGCTACAGAGCAAATTTATACATCTGCCCTTACCCCATCATATGATTCGGCAGATAATATTGTCGTAAAGGGTGCTGAGTTATTCATTGGATCAGTTTCAGATAACCTTTGCTTTGGTGCTCAAACGGTATCTTTGAAGATTACTAAAAAAGTGGAAGACGTCGATAGTATTTGTTCTGAAAATGGAATTCTTGAGAAAATTCCAACTTCTAGAACATGTGAAATGACTGTTAAGGCAGTACTTAAAAAGCATGAGGCCGCTATTCTAGAGGCATTACTAGCTAATACTGGTATCAGTGCAATGTTAAATGCAGGCCCTAAAACTTCTGGAAATTGGATTGCTGGTAACTGCTTTAATGCTTACTTACAGAACTGTACAGTTTCAGATTACAAAACTAGCGGTGAAAGTTTTATTGCAGTAGAAATATTACTTAAAGGATTTGTTACATCTACTCAGA